TTGTTTACACTATCATATACATCACGAATTTGAAAAAGTTCTTGAATAGGACGTAATGTTACAACTATTTCTAACTCATTGTATTGTAAAGATACTAAAGGAAAGGCCATTTGACTTTTTAGACCAAACCATGCATTTAATGGTATTAATAGTGTTCTTCCACGAATCGATGGCTCTGCACCTACAGGATCATTTGTATAAAAAGCATTTGGATATGCATTAACACGAGTTCCTGAATTTGCAGGATCAAAATTTTCTGGAATATTTCCAGTCATTTTATCGAATAAAGCTTTTTTTTCTCCTGAAAAATCACGCTGAACCATTGCAAGTAAATATGCCCCTGAAAATTCCTGTATAATTTGATTTCCACATGTAACACTAATTTTTGAAATCATTTGTGCTCCAATATTTTCAATCCATCTAAATTCATATGGAATCCATCTCCCTGTATTATTTTCAGTAATTATTTGATCATTTGTAATAGGTGGAACAATCGGTGACCAAATATTAGGTAAATCTACTGACAAATAACAATCCATTAAAAGATCAGCATAACGTTTAATTTTAAATGTAAATACTGATTCTTCTGATAATCTTAGTGTTTTTGAACCTTCAAAATCTATTCTAAATTTTTGAAGTCCAAAATTTGTGTATTTTGCATAGGTTGTTTTAAAAAAAGTTTTCGAAGGATTACCATTTAGTATAATATTTTGTTGTCCTTCACTAACTAATGACATTAAGCCTCCAGGCATTTGTATTATAATATATAAATAATTTATATTTAACTAGATTATTATTCAATAATTATTCATAAAAAATATAATATAATATATTAGATATGTCTGAAAACAATGTTATGAAAGATTTATATAATAAAATTACTTCTCTTAAGGAAGAATATGTAACTTATTTATTAGTGGGAATAATTTTTGTCATTATAATATTTTGTCTTTGTTATTATTTAATGATGCGAACATATATTTCAAGAAAATGCTCAACCTTAGATGATATGTATAGCACAATTAATGGTAAAATAGCATCTTTAAATGCATCGGATCCTAAATGCCAACATTTCTTAAGAGATTATTATATAAAAACTTCTTATAATTCTTGTAGTATTGGCACTTACAAAAATTCATTTGTAAGTATATGTATTTTAAAAGATTTATTAAAACAAGGTGTTCGTGGATTAGATTTTGAGATTTATTCTATTGATAATGAACCAGTTGTTGCGACTTCTACAGAAGATAGTTATTTTATTAAAGAGACATATAATTATGTTCCGTTTTTAGATGTGATGAATACAATTGTAAATTATGCATTTGCTAATAGCACCTCTCCAAATCCAAGAGATCCAATTATTCTACATTTAAGAATTAAAAGCACAAATCAAAACATGTATACAAATTTAGCATCTATCTTTAAAGAATATGATCAGTTTTTCCTAGGTCCTGATTATAGTTTTGAAAATGGTGGTAAAAACGTTGGTGAACAACCTATCATGAGTTTAAGTGGTAAAATCATTTTAATCGTTGATAGATTAAATAATGCTTTTATGGATAATAGTTATTTTTATGAATATGTGAATATGACAAGTAATTCTATTTTTATGCGTGGATTGAGATTTTATGATGTTAAAAATACACCTGATATTGGTGAGCTTCAAGAATATAATAAAAAAAATATGACAATTGTTATACCAGATAATGGAGTTGAACCAGATAATCCAAATCCAGTTATTTGTCAAGAAACTGGTTGTCAAATGACTGCTATTATGTATCAAAAATATGATGTTAATTTACAAATGGATAATTCGTTATTTGATAAAATTGGTTATGCATTTGTATTAAAACCTGAAAGACTAAGATATATTCCTATTACAATTGATCCACCTGTAAGTCAAGATCAAAGTCTCACTTATCAGACAAGAACTGTTACAAGTGATTATTATTCATTCAATATTTGAGAGAGTTTATTTTTGTAAATATATATTATCAAATTATCTAAATAATATATATGAAGGATATATGCGATAAAAAAATGTCATTTGAGGATTGTGAATTAGCAATATTAAGAGTTGCTGTTGACAATGCTGAAAATAAAATTGGAAAAAGAATTGTAAATTCACCTGAAATAAAAGGAATTATTTCGATTGTTGAAAATTTCATTAAAAAAAAGAATTTAATTTGTTATGGAGGAACAGCCATTAATAATATTTTACCAAAAGAAGATCAATTTTACAACAAAGATGTCGAAATTCCTGATTATGACTTTTTTAGTCCAAATGCTCTTCATGATTCAAAAGAATTGGCTGATTTATATGTAAAAGAAGGGTTTCAAGAAGTTGAAGCTAAATCTGGTCAACATTTCGGAACATATAAAGTGTTTGTTAATTTTATTCCTGTTGCTGATATTACTAGTGTGCCAAAAGAATTGTTTACTACAATCAAAGGTGAATCTATTCGTGTTGCTGGAATACTATATGCACCACCAAATTTTTTAAGAATGTCAATGTATTTAGAATTATCTCGTCCTGCTGGTGACACAAGTCGATGGGAAAAAGTTCTTAAAAGACTTATTTTGTTGAATAAACATTATCCTTTAACTGCAAAACAATGCATGAACATTGATTTTCAAAGAGAAATGGCAAATAGAGAAAAAGGTGATGAAATTTATGAAAATGTAAAAAATACACTCATTAATCAAAGTGTCGTATTTTTTGGTGGTTATGCAATTTCTATGTATTCAAGATATATGCCTTATGCATTAAAAAAACAATTGAAAAAAATACCTGATTTTGATGTCATTTCTAATGAGCCTGAAACAACTGCTGAAATTGTAAAAGAACGTTTAAAAGATATTAATATAAATAATGTAAAAATTATTAAAAAAACTCCGATTAGTGATATTATTCCAGAACATTATCAAATTCAAGTCGGCGAAGATACGGTTGCATTTATTTATAAGCCTATTGCATGTCATAGTTATAATAATATTGTTGCAAATGGGCAATTGGTTCGTATTGCAACGATTGATACTATGTTGAGTTATTATTTAGCATTTTTGTATGCTAATAGAAATTACTATGATACAGATCGAATTATATGCATGGCAAAATTCTTATTTGAAGTGCAACAAAAAAATAGATTAAAACAAAAAGGTTTATTGAAAAGATTTAGTATTACATGTTATGGGCATCAAGAATCTGTTGAAGAAATGAGGGCACATAAAGCGGAAAAATTCAAGGAATTAAAAAATATGAGGGGATCAAAAGAATATGAAGAATGGTTTCTTTCTTATAAACCAGGCGAAGATGAAAAAAAACATAAAAATAAAAAAATAACAAAAAAAAGAAAAATGACAAAGAAGGAAAAAACAAAAAAAAGAGGTAGAGGAGGATTATTTGAATTCAAATAATTTATTATATTTATGATTCAAAATATGTTTCCTACTTATAATGGTATTCTAGTAGTGGAATTTGTTTTCATATAGCATGAATATATTTATAAAGTAATTACGAATATTTTAGAGAAAGAAAATAAAAGAGGAAAATCTAACAAATTACTTGAAGCATAGTTATGAATATATAAATCATAACTGCGTTTATATCATTTTTCCGTTTGGTCGGTGTAATTTGATAATTTGATCAATAAAAATGAATCATTGAAAAAAGAAATTAAAATTCTAAAAAAATAAATAATCTAAAAGCAATAATTTTCAATCATAATAATGTAAACATCTTCTATTATTTTTTTACCTATTTTAAAAAAAATAGTATTGTAGTATAAATCAAGCGAAATATTTTTTTTACACCATATAATTAAACAAATAGACCATATAATAATTTTTTCAACTATATATTTTTTTACCCGATGATGAAACCAATCAAATATAGACCAATTTTCTATAAAACTACACATTTGTGTGCTACTTTGTTTAATAAAAAACAAATGACAGTCTAATACTCCAGAAAGAATTCTATGAAAATTTGAATTTTCATTTTTTACAGATAATAAATGCGATAATTTATCACTTCCAAATAAATCTATATAAAGTGTCTTTTTTTCAGTTCTAGGAAATATATAAGGAAATATACCATCGCAAAATTTATTTTTATATAAAACATTTCCATCCATCATATAAGGAACAGAACACGATCTACGAACAATATCAATCAAATCATCATTGCTTTTATAATTTGATTTTACGATTTTTTTTCCTTTTTCAATGTTATAATAAGTAATATAAAGTCTTCCAGATATATCATTCCAAAATGTTTCAGGCATTTTTTCCTTTATTTTTTTCAAGAAACTGTCAAATTTATTTAAATTATGTTCTTTCTTGAAATGTTCCATAATAATTTCATAAAATTCAGTTACAATAT